TGAAGAACAGTTTGATCACAAAGTTGTTATTGACAGCGAAGATCCTCACATGGAAGACTTTTATCATCTAGAGAAACTTGGACTTGCAGAGATTACAGTAATGGATGGTGTAGGCGCAGAGAAGTTTGCAGAACATGCTTGGCGCTTTGCAGATGAACTTGTACGCAATCAAACAGCAGGTCGTGTAAGTTGTGAAAGCGCAGAGTGCAGTGAGCATGGCGCAAACAGTGCAATCTATACACCATGGCAAGTACGCAAGGAGACATTCTCAGATGAAACTGCGGTATAGTGAAGCGTTTTACAGCGTACAAGGTGAAGGCAAGTTTGTAGGAGTACCCAGTGTGTTCCTACGCACATTTGGTTGTAACTTTCGTTGTATGAACTTTGGTCTAAAAGGCGAAGATATGCGAGATGTCAAACAAAAGCGTGGCATTAAGCATAACCAAGAAGTACAAGACTTAATTGATGCAGGTGTACACGAGACTACAAAAGTGTTTGAAGACTTGCCAATTATACATACAGGATGCGATACATATGCAAGTATCTATCCTGAGTTTAAACATTTTAATCGACAAGCAGAAGTAGATGAAGTTGTAGATCATGTGCTTAGTTTATTGCCTGAGGGCAAGTGGACTATGGATAATGGTCAGGATGTACACTTTATTCTTACAGGAGGCGAGCCCCTGCTTGCATGGCAGAGGTTGTATATTGAATTGTTTGAACATCCAAGAATGAAGGACTTAAAAAATGTTACATTTGAAACAAATACTACACAACATTTACACAAAGACTTTAAAGAGTATCTCGACACACAGGACAGATTTGAAGTCACTTGGAGTTGTTCCCCAAAACTTAGTGTTAGCGGAGAACCTTGGGAAACTGCGATTAAGCCTGACGTTGCTACTGATTATGCTAGTGTTAGTGGCAGTGACCAGTATCTCAAGTTTGTTGTCGCTGATCAAGACGATGTGGATGAAGTTGGTCGCGCTGTTGATGCTTATCGTAGCGCCGGGATCCAGTGTCCGGTATATCTCATGCCGCTTGGGGGACGTTCCGAAGAGTATAATCTCAATGTGCAAGACATTGCAGACCTCTGTATGGAGCGAGGTTGGCGCTTCACACCACGCCTCCACATTAGCCTCTTCGGAAACGCTTGGGGAACCTAAAAAAAGAGATCGTAGATCAGAACAACTAGAACGTGCAATGAAAGCACCAATAGATGTTGATAAACTTAGAAAAGCAGGAATGTAATGTTCGATAAAATTAAAAAAGCAATGCTGGGCAATCCAAAACCTGCTGCAGCAAAAGCAAAAACAACAAAGCCTAAAAAGTCTGAGAAAGATCTTGCTACAGAAGCAGGCGAACCCTGGGTAAGTGTACTTGGTATGGAACTTATGGAAGGTAACCTAGATCAAGGTGCATTTGAACTTGACTGGAACGACATCTTTGTTGCTAAACTAATACGCAGCGGGTATCAAGGTAAGACAGATAATGATATTGTAGATAACTGGTTTCAGGATGTGTGTCGTAATATTGTATTGGAAAGTTATGAAAAAGAAAAAGCACAGTACAATGTAGAAAACATTGATGAACATAGACGAGGATATAAGTGATCTATGTAAATGGTGATAGTCATACTGCTGGTGCTGACATAATTCCAGGTATTTCATTTGCAGAAGATGACCCAAAGTATCTATCCTATGGTCGTAAACCACATCCACTGGCATTAATTCAAACATGGGGATATAAGTATGCACTACACCAACAGCAAGAATTTTATTGCGATGCAGAAAGTGCAAGTAGTAACGATCGCATACTAAGAACTACAAGAAAATTCCTAGAAACAGCAGATTTAAATAATACATACGTTATAATTGCATGGTCAACATGCGAAAGGGAAGAATGGCAATACAACAACGATTACTTTCAAGTCACAGCAAGTGGTACAGATTCTGTGCCAGAAAGTATGGTAGACGCATACAAAAAGTGGGTAGTAGAACAAACTGCACAAAGACTGTTGGAGCGGAAAGAACACTGGAAAAAGTGTATACATGATTTTAGTACCGAACTAAAAACTCGTGGTTGTAAACATTATTTTTTTACAACAGAACAATACACAGATATATTAAAACACAGAGGTTACAAAACATATAAAAATCATTTTGGTGCAGATGCGCACACTGCTTGGGCAAAACAACTTAGAGGACTTGTTGGTGCAAATTTTTTTCCTGATTTTACGTTGACAAAAACTTATATTGATAGTATACTAACAGATAGTAAAGTAAACAAATTAAAGGCGTAAACTTATGGCAACCTACTTACTAGTAGATACAATGAACACATTTTTTCGCGCAAGACATGTTGTGCGAGGAGACATAAGTGAAAAAGTTGGTATGGCAATACATATTACATTAAATGCCATTAACAAATGCTACAAACAATTTAATGCAGATCATGTGGTATTTGCACTGGAAGGTCGTAGTTGGCGCAAGGATTTTTATGCTCCATACAAAAAAAATCGCAGCGACAAACGTGCAAGTCTTACGCCTAAAGAAGTAGAAGAAGATACTGCATTCTTTGAAGCATATGATGACTTTCTTAAATTTATGATTGAACGGACAAACTGTAGTGCTATCAAGTGCGATATAGCAGAAGCAGATGATATTATTGCACGTTTTATTGCAAAACATCCCAAAGATGAACATGTAATTGTAAGCAGTGACACAGACTTTGTGCAGTTACTAACAGATAGTGTACATCAGTATAATGGTATAACAAAAGAAACTATTAAGATTACTGGTGTGGTAGGCGATGATGGAAAGCCTGTTATAGATAAAAAAACAGGTGAACAAAAGATTCCTGCAGCGCCTGACTATCAGTTGTTTAAGAAGTGTATGAGAGGTGATAGCAGTGATAATGTATTCAGTGCTTATCCCGGTGTGCGTGAGAAAGGCAGTAGTAAAAAAGTTGGACTTGTAGAAGCATATGCTGATAAAAATAGTAAAGGCTTTGCTTGGAACAATCTTATGCTACAGCGTTGGACAGATCATAATGGTGTAGAACATCGTGTACTTGATGACTATGAGCGTAATGTTATGCTAGTGGATTTGACTGCACAGCCCGCAGAGATACGCGATTATGTAGATGATATTATTCGTGAACACACTGTTGCAAAGAACAAGCCCATGGTAGGCGCACACTTTATGAAGTTTTGCGGCAAGTGGGATATGCAACGTATTGCAGAAAATGCAACACAATTTGCAGAACTATTACAAAAGAATTACCCGGAGGACAACAATGCAATTCGTGGCTAAACCTGTACTAGAAGATAAGTTTTGGATCTTAGAAGATAATGGACAAAAAGTAGGTACTATTCGCAGTAACGAGAATGGTGTTACACTACAAGTTGGTAATGAGAATCAAACGTTTAAGGCATTAGATGAACTTAAGAACGCAATGGAAGTAAGTTTTACTGGTAAAGATCAAATTGAAACTGTTAAAGAAACCTATGAAGTACATGGGTATCCTTGCAAAACTAAACCTTGTAATTCAATATATGATCTAAAGCGTAAACTGCCACTGTATACCAAAACAGAAGGTAGCCAAAGTTTTTTCTGTGCAGGTTATTATTGCATACAGTTTGAACATGGTTGGGTACCTGCTAGTTGTCCTAAACTAATTACACTTAGTAGATATGGTTACACAGGTCCATTTAAAACAAAGTTAGAAATGCAAGAAATACTGAGGAGAACAAATGGCTAAAACAAGTTTTCCTAATTTAGAACGTTTCGCTCATCAGTGCATAAACCTAAAAAAAGATACTATAACAATTAGCGCAACTGATGCTCGAGGTGTCTCAAATGAATATGCAAAATTACTGGAACACATTGTACACCTACAAGCACTAGTAATTCAGTTACAAGAAGCACAGGATCGTGTTATAGAAGTAGAGATAGACAACGGTACTTTTTAATAAAGTACGCATATTTCTTGCTAAATAATAGTAGCATATTATAAAGCGAGACAAATAATGAGTAGACCTAAGCCTACGGTTCTATTAGAAAAGATTGAAAAAGAAACATACAAAGCAGAACAAGTGCTTGCTAGTCAAGGCATTTGGGCTGTATATTATGATAAAAAACCAATCAACCTTAAAACATTTAACATGCTTATTAGTTACCCTGGACCGAAATACAAAAAGGTATCCTTTAGTAACCCTGGACACGCTATCAATCTAGCAAAAAAACTTAACAAACAATTTGATACAGATCAGTTTACAGTTGTTGTACTAGACAAGGGTAAGCAGATTTACCCATGACATGCTTACCAAGGATCAATATACACAAGCATTTATAGATAATGATCCCAGAGAATTTCATCTAAGACTTACCTTTGATATGGCTTACACGAACTGGTGGCAAAACGCTAGACGTGATGGTGGCATGCGTCTTACACAACGAGGCTGTATTCAACTAATAGATAGACTCAAATTAGAATACTACGAGATACCAATAGAGGAAGTTGAGCCAACAGGACGTTTCCTATTAGATCTTGACAGATATATAAAAACACCGTATTATATAAGAGACATTAAAAAACGTAGTAGAAGTATACTATTATTTGATAAAAAGACACATTTTGCTCTTACAATGTACAATGGTGATTTTGAGAAGTTTGTAAATGCACACAAAATTTAAACATTGGGGAACCAGAGAACTACAGGATACGCACTGGCGTTGGATAGTTACTGCTGAAATAGACAGCGAATCCCCACAAGCAAAACGCAATTTTCTTGTTTGGATGACTGAAAAGTTTGGTGAACAAGGGACACGCTGGAGTATACGCTGGAGTATGCTGGGTGTAGATATACGTTTTCATGAACCAAAAGACTACTTCACATTTACCATGTTTCACAGTATTGAACCAGAAAAAGGTTGACATATACTCTAAACGTGCTATGTTTAATAGTAAGTTGTTTTTGAGGAGAAGTTATGGAAAAAGGTAACGTAGTTTGGCTTGAGGGTAGATCTCGCCATGGTAAGAATCGCATAGAACAGCATGGTAATCCTTGGACTGTAAACGCAAAAGGCAAGTTCAACGGCAATGATGCGGTGCGTATGCGTAGTAAAAATGAAACATTTAATCTAGGTCAAGGTCGTAAAATGAACGACGAACGCTGGGTATTCCTTAAAGACGATCCTAACTTTTGGGTCAAATGTGATGCAGACGCTATGGAGCGTATCTGTGATGCTAACATTCCTACAGATTGGTTAACACGATAATGTATTATCTAGCAGTTGAAATTGAAGATGGTGAACTCCTAGTTTGGGAACACTTGGATAGTAAGACTATGATGGAAATGCGTAACCTATATGTGCATCTTGGTGCAGAAAATGTTCGCAGTGGTCGTATGAAAAAGGTTGACAATCTAGCAAAAGATGCTATGTTTGTATAGTAAGTTATTTTTTGAGGAGATAAAACATGTCCGCAGTTGATGCAAGAACCGTTACTGTTAAAGAAGCAATTAGCCGTGTTACTCGTGCTATTAAATTAGATCGTCCCTTGTTTTTGTGGGGTCCTCCAGGTGTTGGTAAAAGTGAACTATGTCAGGGCATTGTAGATAGCGGTGCGCTAGGCAGAGCAAAACTAATAGACATTCGTGCTAGTTTGTTAGATCCTACTGATGTGCGAGGCTTTCCTGCACCGGATGTTGCAAACAACCGTATGATATGGTTACCTCCTGTGGACTTTCCAACTGAGGCTGAGGCTGCAGAGTATGATACAGTGCTTATACTGTTTGATGAACTTAACAGTGCTGCCCAGAGTGTTATGGCTGCACTATTCCAGTTGATACTTAACAAGAAAATTGGACAGTATGAACTTCCTAAAAACGTGCGTATTGTTGCCGCTGGTAACAGAGAGTCGGACAAGGGTGTAACTTATAGAATGCCTACTCCGCTTGCTAACCGTTTTGTACACTTGGAGATCAGATCAGACTTTGAAGCATGGTTGGATTGGGCAGTGCTTAACAAGATCCATGAGGATGTTGTTGGTTACATTTCCTTTGCTAAGGCTGACTTGTTTGACTTTGATCCCCGTAGCAGTGGACATGCTTTTGCTACTCCTCGTGCTTGGACTTTTGTAAGCCAGTTTTGTGAGGACGAAACTATTCCTGACGCAGAACTTACTGACCTGGTTGCAGGTACTGTGGGCGAAGGCATTGCAGTAAAGTTTATGAACCACAGAAAGTTTGCTAAAGACATGCCTAATCCTGAAGACATTCTCGCTGGTAAGGTTAAAGAATGTAAAGTAAAAGAGATCTCTGCACAGTATGCACTAACAATTGGTATGTGCTACGAACTGCAGGATACTTTTGAGAAGATGGGTAAAGATGATATTGATGGATGGCACAAACTTGCGGATAACTTCTTCCGCTTTATGATGGACTTCTTCCCTACGGAGATGACTGTTATGGGTTGTAGGGTTGCTATCAACCAGTACAACTTGCCTTTCCAACCCGATAAGCTCAAGCACTTTGACGAGTTTTATGATCGCTTTGGCAAATACGTTGCCGCTAGTAATGAGGACTAAACAATGTATGTAAAAAAGCAAACACTTGAAGATGATTTCAGTATTTGGTGGGACTTGCCAAAGTATAAGAACAAAGACTTTGAAGCAAAGCAATATGCAGATAATATGATTACCAAAGTCAATGTGGGCAAGTATGGTTGGCCCGGTCCAGAGCGTGACGTAAAGTATTGGGTTGAATTAGACAATGGTAAAGTAGTTGGTTTCCGACATGGTATGAGTGAAAGCGGAAAACGCAGAGCAAAGTATGCAGAGTTTCCTGTATATAATGCTAAAAAAGGTTGACAACTCTGTAATCTGTGTTATATTTAATTATAAGTTGGATTTGTAGAGAGAATTAGATGTTACTTACACCGCAAGAAGAATTACGCAACTGTGTGGATATCCTTACTACTAGG